GGCACCCAGCGCCGCCCGCCTGATTGCGTTTCGTCGTCTACCCACTCGCCCGGCATTTGGGTATTGAGGTACAGGCGTTCCAGGAAGCCGCCGTCTACAATGTTGCGGGCCTCGCTGGTCCGGGCCAGGTTCAGCGACTTTTGCAGCCGTCGCTTTGGTTCGTCGATGAAAAGCGGCCGTTCCATTTCGTACATCGTCAGACGGCCGTTTAGCTGCAAAATCACATCATTGGCAGCTTCCACGTCACCCTGGACAATCCGCAGCACGGTTCGGCCGTTGGCATCGACGAAACACAGTTCGGCCGTTGGTACCTTTTCGTCGTCATAAATCTTGACCCCAGATTGATCCATGGTACCGGGGTCGGTTGTGACGGTCGCCTGATTGGCGGCAGGGTGTTCGATGTGTATTTTTGTCAGCACATTGGCGATCCCCTGTTCGGTGATCGCAATCACCGAACCGCCCTCCTCCGTCCGGGTCAGCAGGTTGGCGGGCACCACAAAGCGCAGCGGGCCGCGCTTGGCCAGCAGCATTGACCTCGTGGCCTCCTGGAACACCTCGTGCGGAGAGGTGCGGACGATGCGCCCGTCACGTGTGACCACGCCCTGATTGCTGCCCCACCACGAAGAAAGCAGCGCTCCGGCTTCAGACATTAACCCATCTTCATCGGTGGTCGGTTCCGTGTCCGGTTCCAACGGCCGTTTCAGCTCGATATGCTTTTGCGGATTTTCGCCAATGACCCCGGCAACATGCCGCCCGGTCACCTCGCCTATGACGTTCTGTGGCACGAACGTCTTTTCCACATTGCCGAGCATGGTAGTGTAATTCTGGTCGCCATCGGCCAGCATGGGCCCGCACCACGCAGCGCCTTTCTGCCAATGGTCGCCATCGGCAAACAGTACGTTTGCTGTTAGCCATGCGGCCGATTTATCCGGTATCGCGTCCGCCGCTTCTTTGGCGGTCCATTTGTCAAATGCCATAAGTCACCTCTTTTAGCCTGTCATGATCATGCTGGTTGATTGCTGCGGGCGGCGCGGCTTGATTGCTGCATCGAAATACATAACTATATACCTCGTTTCGTCAAGCCCGTGATTAAACATATCCACGGGCACTTCTTTTATGGGACGACCGTCTTTTGCCTCTGGCCAGACATAGGATGCAAACTCATCTACTGTATCAAGCGGGTGGCGCTTATCCTTGAGCGATTGGTCAACCTCTACCAGGCTATCTCGCAGAAAGAAAATGCGCGGCTTGCCGTCGCCCGCCTTCTTTAGCCGCTCCTCTATTTTTTCGATGCCAACTGAAATGCGCTTATCCGCCGCAATGGTCATTATTCCATTTTCGCGCAGCGTGGCGCGATCCTCTGCATCGTGGTCAGCCACGGTTGCTGATATGCGCTCGCCATTGCTCAACTCATTGATTTGCGCGGCGTGAACCTTGACCGTCCTGCCCGACATATATATTTGACGGTAGCGGTACAAACGGCCGTCATTATCTAGTGCCCACCACGAACAAGAAAACGGATTAGTGTAACCAAAGTCAATAGAGCGGTAGCGGGGCCACGCGGGGGGAATGTCGAAGCGGTCTAAGACATGAATGGCAGGATCGAAGTTTTCATAAACCTGCCCCTCTCTACCAACCCACAGCCCCAAACGTCCGCGCTTGTACCGAACACCGGTCATGGCGTCAAGCGTTTCGATGCGCCCACGCCCGCCGGGCGCATAATTACCCGTCGGCTGGCCATCGTCGTCTCGCTCAAAAATAGTTGGGTTGTCTTCGTGCCGTGATTCATACAGGCGTATACGCTTGCGGGTCAGTATCCAATGCCCCGGTACATCTGGGTTGCAATCGCCCATGACCTGGGTGTACGGCGAGTTGCCTGAACGGCCGGAGGCGGCGCGGGTCAACGCTTGCCACTCGTCCTCGTTCAGCTCTTCCGCCTGGTTGACGTAGATATAATCGTACTCAGTCGAGAGCGATTTAGCCGGGTTATCCATCCCGCCTAAATCAAGGCGGGATCCATTGGGATAGATGTAAGCCTGCGGATTTTCGCCGCCAATTTTCTTAATGGGGTAAACGCCTGGGTTTTCATCGAACTGATTGCGGTGGATTTTCTTGTCCCAAGTAATGACACAGGAACTTTTTAAGCTTGTGTACGTTTTCCTGGTCATCAGGGCGCGCGATCTGGGGAACATGCCCAACAGTACGTTTAACTTATGGAGTAGGGTGAGCGTTTTCCCGGTATCGTATGGACCGGAAAGCATAATTTCTGGGCCGGTGTCGTAGAACGCATCACGCGCCGCCCCGTAAGCAGTAAACCCCTTTTTTGAGATTGCTATAACGGCCGCTGTCATTCCTTCCCCTTTAGCTTTTCAATATCCATGTTGACGATGGAGATTGCCGTTTCGATCTTTTCACCGCCGCTGGTGATGTCGATGTCGGTCTTATCAGTGAAGAGACCATGGTAACGGCCGACGTGGACCAGGGCCGCTTGCGGGTCATGCAGCTCGACCTCTATCCATTCGGTTTCGGTCTCTTCGCCGTCCTTATTGGTGTAAGTGACTTTTTTCTGTTTGAATTTTTTCAACAGGTGCAGCTTGCCCTCGCGCTTGGCTTTGGCCAGGCTCAGCGCCGGGTCACGGCCGTCTTCGATGTCGAGGAAATCCCCTAGCGAGCCGCGCGCCTGGTCCGATAGCCGGGCGATCACCTCGCGGGCGCTCATTTCGTAGGCGTGAAAATATTCGTCAATCGCCGCGCGAATCTTGGGATTTTGTAGCAGGCGCGGCCCCTGCTTATTGGGCGTCTTATACCCTGCCCGCTCGGCAGCGGCCGTGGCGTTGGGTTTCTCGGCGGATAGATATTCGATAAGGAACCGGCGCATCATTCCCGACAGGGTGGAGACAACGCTCAGCGTCTCTTCGACTTCGATGCGCCGGTTGGTTTCGGCCGTCTGTTCTGTGGTTGTTTCTGCCTGTTCCATGTCAATTTACCTACAAAAACCTACAGGTTTTGGTACTGTGGTGCCGATTCTGGTTTATGACTATACGATACGTGCCTCACTTCACCCCCTAAATTTCGTGTGCAAATCGCTGCGCGAAAACAGTATCGGCGTAGCCAAGCATATCTAGCACGCCCCGGATGTAATCCGCCGTCAGCGAGTGAAGCCGGATTTTGGGCATATTCTGGTAAAGCCACTGGGTCATATCCCAAGAGCCGGTATAAGCCATGCTTGCACCCATCCAGTCGGCGATCATTTCCAGCGCGTAAACGTTGGGCATGACCATAACGCCGTTCTCAATCCTGGCCCCCTCCGGGCTGTAACCGTCGGGGAAAATCCAATGCTGCCAATGATGGGGGTTGTGGTGGATGTGGTGCATCCAGGCGCGGGCAAAATCTTCCTTAGCATTCCCTTTCAGGACAGGCGACTTATCGCCCTGGAAGTTGATGGCATAGGGGAGAAACTCATCATAAGACCACTTTGAAAAATCGTGCTGCTCAAGCTGAACTTTATCAACCCCCAGCTTCTCCCCGGCTTCTCGCACAAAGGTGATGTGCTTGACCAGCGATTTGGTATGGCGGACGGCCGTATCTACATCAAGCGCACCGCTATGGAAAGTCAATGTCACGCCTTTAGCAAGCGGTCCCTCTTGCTGAAAGATTTCGCACAAGCACACATCACAGTGAAGACTATCCGGGGGATTCCCAAACACCTTCCCACAGCCATTGCACTGCCAGCAAGGAACCGTTGCCGGGTAGCTGTCCCACGCATCAATAATTGTTCTATTTTCCTTACTGTAGACATTATGCTCAAACATTGCTATTTCCTGCTTAAGTAGCGCGGCCGTACCGGCCGCCTCTTGCTGGTCTGATTAAATTCTACCTGGCGCAACGGCCGCTTGCGCGGCTTGCTGGTCATGGCCAACGCTTCGGGCTGCCAAAGCTGGCGCGCCTGGTACGGATCGTACTTCGGCCGTTCTGGCTTTTGCCACGGCCCCAAATCTACCGAAGCTGACGGAGGGTAAGTCGTCGCACAACCCCAAGAAGAGCTGTAGCTGGTGATGCCATCGCCGGAATACGCCCGAACCCTAAAAACGGTTACGGCTCGATCGGAATAGTCCGTATATCCATCTGCTATCACGCGCTCACCTCACGCAGCCACCCCACGGCCGTTTCCACCGCCACCGCATCGTCATCCACACCCACGGCCGTACGGCCCAGCCGCACCGCCTCAGCCAGTGTCGTGCCCGCGCCGCAAAAAACATCCACCACAGCGTCGCCCCGGCGGGAGTGCTGTAAAATGAAGCGCTCCGCCAGCTGGCGCGGAAACGAGCCGCCGGTGACGCGCGGCCGTCCCTGATCGCCGCTGCTGCTGATGCGTAGCACGTTGCCCTGGCGCGCGCCCTTGGGGTGCAGTCGGGCGTGGCCGTTTGTGTGCTTGCCTAGCACGTCAGCCTGGCGCGGATTGCCGTTGCGGTTTTTAGCGATGGTCTTGGGGCTGTAGGGCTTACGCACGGGGTGGTAAAAATAGTCGGTGCTGCGGGCGAACACGGCCGTTATCTCCCATTCGTCGCGGTCGTGGCGGTCGTGGCTGCCCGCCGGTGGGGCGTTGAGTTTATCCCAGGGATACAGATCTACCAGGTGCAGGCCGTGCTGCTGCTCGATTTCTTTCAGGAGGAGGAGTTGGTCGAGATCGAACCAGCCATCGTCGGTACGGCCGTATTTGTACACCAGCACGGTGACGCCCGTTTGCGCGCAAACTTTGGGCACCCAGGCCGCCAGGCGTTCGTGCAGCCAGTCGTGGTAGGCCCGGCCGGTGAGCGGGAAGCCATGCAGGCCGGGATACGGTGGCGAAGTGAGCAGCAGCTGGAAGGTGTTATCGGGGTAGGCGCTAGCGGCCGTGAGGCAATCGCCCTGGTGAATGGTCCAGGCGGATGCGCGGTGTGTGTTTAGGTCTTTGGTCAGAGTGAGTGTTGGCTGCATATCTCAATGGTAGCAAAAAAACGGCCGTGAATTATGAGAAAGGTTTTTCGGGCGGTTGCGGCCGTTTTTGTTTGCCTGTGGTCACTTCCCCCGTCGCCGGGTCCACAAAATCCCACAGCCCGTACAATTCGCACACACCTACCAGCACGGCCGCATAGGCGGCGACCTCCGCTTTCAGCGCGGCAATCTGCGCTTCCTGCACGGCGATGAGTTTGGCGGCGGCCGTGGCGTCGTTGCGGGCAGCCTGGCGAACGCGCTGGCGGGTGAGTTTGGTCATCGGTTAAAGACGGACGCTCCACCTTCAATGATTTTGGCATACGCATCAGCCATGCGTCTCAGGTCGCTTTCCGATGGCGGTGTGTCTGAGAATGTCCACGCGTCAACCAGGCCACAGAAGAGCGCGTTTTGGCGCTCTAGGGCGGCGATGCGTTCGCCTGCGTTTCTCAGCGCCGTGCCTATCACGATATCGCTGTCATCAGGCCGCACCGGGACACTCATCACCCAATGCCGCTTGGGGCCATCCTTGCACATCAAATGCAATAGCTGCTGCGCGTTGTGAATCAACTCCTGTATTGGTTTCGCTTCGTACTCGTCTAGTGCCTTCTGTGCTGCGCTCATGACCCCTCCTCGGAAACGGCCGTTTCTGTTTCCCAAAAGAATGGCGCTGCACCGTTGGGCAATTGGTCATTGCTCCAAAGAACGTCTGGCTTATCACCTGCATACTGATCGTAAGACGGGCGTCGCCATGCTTTTGTATAAAGGTATTCACCAAATTCTGACCATGTTAATGAACGCGCCCGATTAGCCGATTCGGCAAAAGCCAGTAAGCAACCGTCCGCTGGGCCGCCGTTTCTGTATCCATTAAAACAAATAAATGCCTTCAGTTTCTTTATGTCTTTTTCGCTGTTATCGCTCATGATGCCTCCTCATCCTCCTCATTCTCGGATTCAATCATCCAGTCCAACGGCCGCATCGTAAACGATTTACCCTTCATGCCCGTCACGCAGTCACTACAAAGAAATAAATCCTTGTCTACCTGGTAGCCGGGCATTTCGATGGTGGCGTCTCGATTGGGCGACATCACAGAGCCAAGAAAGAGGTTGCCGCCTAGAATCTGGGCTGTGCCCATGACCTGGTTAACGGCCGTGGGGTC